TATTAATGGCCTACAATCCTTTTGATGATGTAATTGAAAATGATCCCGCCTATATGGCGAACGGAGGACCATTACCTAGGCCAAAGATTGGTATTGAGTTTCCAAACGCTCCACAAACTTTTCAACCTCAAAGATCTGTAATACCACAACAAAGAGTAGATCCAACAGATCAAGAAATATTTAGACCCTTTGCTACAGCGATTGCAAGAGGATATAAATTACTAACTCCTGAACAAGAAACATTAGATCAAATAGAAAAAGATCAACAACTAAGATCCTTAGCTACAGCACAAGCATTTACCGGTACAGAATTTGAAGAGTTTGCGGGTGATTTTGATTTACCATCAGAGGTGTTAACTAACAGAAAAGCAATGGATCTTTTAAATCAGGCAGGATTTAAACGAGAAAGTTTTACTGAAGGATTCAGTCGTGTTGGACAATTTCTATATGGCAATCAAAGAAAAGCTTTTGACAAATTAAAAAGTGGTGAACAACTAAATAGTGAGGACAGATTATCAATAGCATTAGCACCACTTGACTCTTTAGACTTTTTGTTACCACCTGTAGCTATAAAAAAATTAGCGGGTATAGGATTAAAGAATATTAACGCTGTTTTAAGATCAACATCCGATCTACCTGAAGTTCAACAAGTCAAACAATTATTTGGTGGCTCACCCGTACCTGCGATGGGTCGTGCAGATGGACCACCAGGCATGGACACCGGACCACGGATCGCATTATCACCAGCAGATGAAGGTGCGGGAGCAAAACCACCAGAGGATCTTAGACCTAAAGTAGAAGTTTCAGATAGTCTTAAAAAAGAATTAGAAAAACCAAATCTTAGTAATGATAAAAAAATTACTAAAGCTCTTATTGAGGAATTAGATGAGGGTAAAAAATACACAAACGATCGTGAATTTGTAAAAGCGATCGAAGATAAAACAGGAATTAAAAATTTAAATGTTAGAAAAATATCACTTGCTAAGGACAAACAAGTAAGTCAAAAAAGATTAAAGATACCTTTTAAACTACGAGATCCTAAGGTTGGAATCATAGCTAAATTTAGACCAACAGAAACAGGTGATTTCTTAAAGGTTGTTGATGATATTAAAAGTAGACAGGGTACACCAAACGCTGTCAAACCTGGTGAGCTTACAAAAATAGCTCGTGATAATAACATAAATGTTGAACGTCTTAGAGAGCAGTTTCCAGAATTAGTCGTGACAGGTAAACCAACACAAGAAGTATTACAGGCTAGTGCTAAAGTAAGACGACAAAAATCGATAGCTAAAGTCAATGAGATGATAGCTTTTAAAAGAAAGTATGCTCTCGATAATCAATTAGATCCTAATGAAATATCTTTTGAAGAAATAGCAAGAGCTATGAGAGAAGCAGGTTTGGTGCCTTTAGAGGGAAAAAAAATAAAACAATATTTAAAAACTGGAGAAATTACACAAGATCAATTTAAAAATTTATTACCACGCTCGCCTGCATTTAGAGAAGCTAGACCGTCTACAGGTGATAAAATTCAAGACATAATAAATGGTTCAGGCAGTGAGTATGAGAAAGCAACTGATATAGTCAGTAAATTTGGTTTTACAGTTGACACTGGTAATCCAGCTTTTGCTAAATATTTAGCTAACTCGGCACGTAAAGATTTAAAAGGTTTTGTAGAGGACATGAGGAATGCTGGTGCTATGACTGCAGATGAATTTGCACAATCAGATGAGTTTGCAACTGGGTTGTATAAAAATAGGGCTGAGTATAACAAAACTATTTTAGATGAAATATTAAATAGTCGAATGAATGATGATTTAGCTCGAGGTGAAGAACCAAACATACCCCTGTTTAATTTTTCAGAAAACGCAAGACGACAAGCAATGGATGAAGTGGA